TCGCTCGGTTTCGGATTCACGATCATTGGGATGATCGCACTCTTGCCCTTCAACGGGACGATACCAAAAGCATCTTTCGCCAGGTACAGAATGGGATATACATCCGCAAGAGTACCAGTTTGGATTACATTGGTTCCGCCTGTAGCACCTGCACCCCGCCAAGGTTCGATAATGGTGGACAGGATGTAGCGCACATCACTGATCTTCCCAATCTCACCTTCGAGGGGAGAGATGGTGCCGTATTTTTCAGCGGCCACAAAACCTGAAGCCTTCCGAATGTCATACTCCATATCCGGATGGGCCAACCCGATAAAAGCCGGTGCAATTGCCTCAGTTCCATAATTCACAGTCGATCTCACAATCGAAGTGATTGGCTTTGCCAACTGCCTCTTCAGGGTACGTGTAGCGGTTCTCTGCACAGAGGCAGTAAAAACCGAATTAACAGATGACCGAAGCACACCGTTGGAATAAACAACATTGGTTCCGGCCTTGACCACGTTATACCGAGCCTTTTCGAGGATAATCGGGGCCTGTTCTCCCAGGATATCCACAGCCTCTCGAAGGATCGGATCTTCGTGCGTGTCCATCACCACATCGGTGATCTCAGTTCTGTCACCATACTGGATCAGGGTACAGGTAATATCCTGTTTATCCAGTGCAGTTGCATCTGGCGTGACACCTTCCATCAGCTGCCGAGTAGCAGGGTCAAAGTTCGACGCTACAAAATACGCAGCTGGGGTAAAGGTCGTAAGACCAGAAGTTTTCAAAAAATACCGTCGAAAGGTAATCGACTTCGTTGAATTCGACGGAATAGGTTTGCTCTGCCCGAAGCGCTCCAACACCAGGAGGGGCAAACCTCTTTCCAATAGATCAATCGCTACTTCCGCAGCGGTTCGAGGGGAAATATCCCCATAAAGAACAGCACCCATATTTGTGTCTCCACTACATCACATGCAGGTTTGCATGCTTTTAACCACAACGATTACTTTTTCTGCCGCCTTTTGAGTCCTTCCTCGAAGGCAGCATCAAAGTCATTTTTGTCAGGAGTAATCTTCTCTTTAGGAGGTTCTCCCGGCCGATGGGGTACAGCTTCCAAATCCTGCGTCTGATGCTCAATTGTTTCTTTTGTTTTAGATTTCACAGCGCCTACTGCGCCTTGGTACAGATCCAACATTTCAATAATTTCTTCAGCAGTTCCTTGTCTTCGGTAACTCTCAAACTGCTTGCGAATCAACGCAGGCTGCACATCAATCCACTTGTTGAACGCTGTCGGATCAAGCAATTCATAGGAGTCTTGTTTAAACAAAGGCCCGTGTTTCGCTTTGATTTTGCGCCAGTGCTCCACAACATACTTTGCCCGTTCTTCCTCTTCATTCTCCTTGGCGGAAGATGAACCATCATCGGCATCTTCTGTGCCGGCTTGAGATGTAGAAGAAGAATCCGGTTTAGGAGTACGTTTGTCAACAAGTGTTTCGGCTTCCTTGCGAATCAACACCCGCAGGGGTTTTTCCAAAGATGGAAATTCCGTAAGAAATTCTTTCAGAGCCTGCTCATCTTCTTCGGGGAGACTCGATGAAGTTACATCTGTCTTAGCCTGTGCAGCTGCTCTGAGTTGCTGCTCTAAGTTAGCTACTTGCTTTTCAGCCTTTTCAGCTCTCTTATTTGCAGCGGTGATACGACCCTCCCATGAGGAGGTTCGATGACGTTCCGCCTCTACCTCACGAGTCAGTCGTTCGACTTCAGTTCGTAAAGTAGTTGCCTCAGCCTTCCAATCGGTCTGATCTTCCACAGGGGGATGATCGCTGTCAGCCGCCTTAGCCACGGGCTTGTTATCTTCCGTGGGGGGAGGCTTAACCACTGATGTAGGTTGCGGCTGGGAATCTTCACTTTTGGTTTGTGCATCATCGCCATCAACCTTCGAATCATTTGTCAATTTTGTTGCCGCATCTTCGCCGGCAGGAGCAGTGCGTTCTGCAAACGCTTTATCAAATTCATCCTGTTCTGCTGTGCGAATTTCGGTGTCGGTTTGCTTGTTACTCATTGTCCCTCCAAATGGGCCATTCGGTATCCATTTACTCTATAACTTCAAAATCATCCGGACTTGCGGAGTCAGCCCTCTTCACCGTCAACTCTCGGATTGAATCCTTTACAAAAGCAATACGTCCTTGGTTCCTATATAGTTCAACCCCATCTAAAGAATCGTTTAAACATCGAAGCTCGTTTAGCTTTGATTCTAAAAGCTGGAGATGAAGTATGAAAGAAGCCGTGCCCTTGTATTTTAAATACTCTGTTAATATAGAAACAGAATGCGCTCTCGCACTTATCATAATTAACTCACTTCCGGAACTTCACCCTCTTCTAATTGCTGTGGCGTTAATCTCTGAAGTTGAGGACGATTAGATTGTTCATTCATGTGACCGCCCGATTGGGCCTTCATCATTGAAATCATCATCTTCATGTCTTCTTGGCGCTTTTGTTCATTTGCCATCTGAGCCAGTTTTTGGTCAGCCACTGCCTGGTCCTCAACAACATCCAGCTTGGATAGATCTAAAGCCTTGGCAAACTCCTTGAAGATATTGGCTCGTTTGGTATACACATGATCCGTTGGGTTGTCAGTCACCTGCAAGAATTTTAGCAGATTTTCAATCTGAACCTCTCGGGCAATCAAGCTGGAAGATCCTTTCGCCACAATCTGGTAATCACCCTTGATATCTTCTTTTGGGTTAAAGCGCATATTCCAATGATACATCGCCCGAATAAATCTCTTGGTAATTCCATCGTCATAGTTACGTACCTGATCTTTCAGCGTAATATTGGATGCACCCATCAACATGCTCAAGCCTGTTGCGGTTCTGCCGGCTCCACCCACTTGGTTGGAATCACCGTAGAGATACCTGGGAATAGCGGTGACTTCATCTGTCAGGTTCATGAACATTGTCACCATTTCCATGTATTCACGGGTATAAGATGGAACCTTAAAAACCCGAACTGCGGGTGCCATAGCGTCTGAACCTAAGCCTTCACGAACATAAACTCTGAAGGGATAAAGTTTACGAGGATCTTCCTCCGGAGGCAACAACTCTTGGTTAACTTCAACCAAAGGACCAGCCGCAATAGCCGCATTATCCAGCATCGCTCGAATTGACGCATTAAACAGCTTTTGCGGATCTCGCATTATTGCCGGGATACCTTCACCAAAGATTGAAGTATCGTCCTTTTCATAATGATAAAAGTGATAGAGAAATTCAGCACCCTCTATCGAGGAAACCACAACCTTGATAAGCAAAGAGCCCAACAACCAGGCATTAATAAATATGGTTGTTTCCTTTGCCATTTCTGGAATCTCTACTCCACACTGTTCCAATTCATCAGGAGATACATATCCCCAAAATTCAAGAACTTCATATTTCTTGGTAGAGGTGTAGTCTACTGATGTTCCTTCACCGAAGTCCCGATTTATATTTCTCAGTTCAGTTTCATGCGACTTTACATCGGCATCTCCACCTGGGTACGCCTGAAGATAGGCCAGAATACCAGCCCGATTAAAATCACTACGATTTGCTAAGGCAGCAACCTGGTGTTTGGCCATAAGGTGCCGCTGAAAAATACCCCGCATATCTTCAGGGCGCAGTGCGGTCATGTCTGGATAGATATCCCACACCGGCACAAATTCAAAATACGGAAGTTTGCGTGGAATTTTAACATTAACCCATGCACCTGTTTCTGGATTAGGCAACCATCGTTCTACTATCTTTGTGTAAACAGTTGGCCCCTTCAAAACTCCTGTGCCATATAAATTACCACTGAAGATAACCTTGCGTACAGCCTCGTGCCATTTTAGCTCAACCAGCTGATCCTCAATTTCCTTTTCCATACGATCACAGCGTGTCTTGGCTTCGACATTAATCAGGCGCTCAATTTCATCTGGAGTAATGGCCTGTCCCGTGGCAGATATGTATTGCTGTGAAATGCTGGTTATCATCTCCGGATTCAATTCTGGAACAGGTGTAATTTCAATCCCCCAATTTTTTTCTGTGCTGGCAGGCATGAGCAAATCGGTCATGCGAGATGTAATCGTGCGAACCTTAGCCCGAGTCAAACTTAAATTGGCACGGGATCTATTCTTCTTCATTTTGGCTAAAGTTTCACGATCATATTCACCACGGAATTGACGCAAATCTTTCAGCCATCGTTGCTCAGTCCAATCCCGATCTCGCTGGAAATCACAAAACCATTTTCGTAACGTATCACCCAGCGGGGTCACAAACTCCTGCACAATTGAATCTCTATTTTTTTCTTCAGGGGTTCGCTCAGTGCCAGCAATCGTGCTGTCGAATGTAGTCCCGAATTGATCTTCTTCTGTTCGTTTTTGAACCACGCTATTCATTCTTTAATATCCCGCTGTCTCGTCGGCCGGTGTTTCATCTGGAGACTCATAATGACGCTTTTTGGGAGATACCTTTCCCTCATGGCATTCCAAGGCCGCATATTGCAAACCTTCATGAATATGACTGAAAATATTTTTCTCGGGAGAATCCTTATACCGAGTTTTTAACTGATTCAATAATCGAGGATAACAATATTCTGAAATAAATCCCTTTCTCAAAACAACACATTTCGGACCTAATTTTAAACCATCCAAGCGCTTCAAAAAATAAACAACAGCTTCACGCCTTTTGGTCTGATTATTTGTCTTCCCAGCTCGAAACGACAAGCCGGACGCCTTAACAATCTGCATAGCAGATTTTGCATCATTCTGAGATCGAGTATTGCATGATGGATCTAAAATAACCGTATATTGATATTCTCGGTAGTTATTAAACAAGTGCGGTTTAAGTTTCTCAGTACAAAATTCTAATATCGAACAATCCTCAGCCACAATTTCATCAAATACCAACAACTGACCTGTGGGGCTCAATTGCGCAAATGCAGCAGCAGGGGTCAATCCAAGATCCATACCAATTATAATCGGCAACCCCCGCATAGGTTTTATATCCTTATCGGTGTAATGAATGTGATCCTGATACTGAGGATAAACGGGCTTTCCGGCCCTAAGATTTCCGTAATTATTCATTACCATTACAGAAATCCAATCTGCCTCTGAACCATAGATCATGTCTTCATAGTAATCTGGTTCCAGATTTTCAGCATTATCGGCATCTGGATTTAACCGATAATAATTTCCCTCTGCATCCACAATGCTGCTTTCGCCACGATCAATTTTATACACCGCTGGCGGCTGCTTATAAAACGAATGCTTTGGAGGTTTTGTCTCCTCCGCCAAGTTGTATAGCCAATGATCTGTTGGAACCCCGTTATAGTCCATGACAATAAAGGGATCGATAGGCCGAATTCCGGCCTGCGCATCCAGGGGGTATCGTTTGAATCTGGTCTTCAGCATTTGGAAAACTTCTTCCGGAACCTCGTGCGCTTCGTTCACATGAGCCCCGGTAACTTCCAAAGACTGCAGCTTACTCACCTCTTCTGGTCTGTCTAATGCGATAAAAATTAATTCCATTTCAATGGACGAATTACCATCTGGATGAGGCATACGAATTAGCCCTCGAATGGGAACATCATATACCAACTCCAGTACATCCATACCTGGTTTCTTAAACCAAAAGGACCACGTTTTGATAGTGGTAGATTTCAACTCAGGATATGAAGCACGTAAAATTGCGTACTTAGATCGGCGCACTCCATCATATTGCGCCGGCTGTTTCAGGGCATTCAACCAACAGTGCAACACACATCCAGATGATTTTCCAGACCCAACCGGACCCATAATAAATAGATAACGGCTAAGGTCTAAATGAACCTGGCTAAATGTTCTGTTAGCTGAATATTGAAAAGTATACATACGCACTACACATCAAGATCA